CTCGGCATGTCGACGCCTGATGGATGCGCCTACTACCGGTCGCTGACGACACCAGGGATGGCCATCAAACGGTGTGCGTGGGAGTTCTCACGATGAACACGCCTGCCATGATCACTTGGGCATCCCGACCCAACAAGTTCGGCCAGCCTCTGGAGCATGCCTATCTTGATGGGCGCGATATCGGTTTCGTCTGCTCGATCCGCCGCCTGGACGATGAAGAGTTGATCTGGAAATGGATGACGCCCGGACTTACTGAACTTGGCGGCAAAGGCGTATCGGAACCGTTCGAGACAGCGCAAGAAGCCAAGCGGGACCTTGAAGCCGCCGTCCGGGTTTGGTGGATTAGTTGAAAACCTCATGTCCGCTGTCTATGTGGCTTTAGGCCAGCTCGAATGGCGGCCAAAATCCTGGCCCGTTTTGCATCAGGAAAGACAACATGAACCCGGACCTAAACCGCACTCTGAAGCTGCGCGTGCGTATTTTTCTCCACCGCTACCTGGCTGCAGTTTACGATAACGCTTTATCTAGCGACGACGAGTCGCTTCAAGCGGTCGCCGATGCCCGCCAACCACTCCGTAACATATCAATCGACGTAGCCAGTGCCTCCGACGACTACCGGGACGAAGCCCTTGAGCTGCTGATGATTGCTGTCGAAGCGCACCCGTCGGAGGAGCTTGAGGCTGTGATAAAGATGCATTTCACTCGCTCACTTGAGTTCTGGGATTTGAAAAACATCAGCGAGATGTTTCCAGCGAAGCGTTCAAGAAAGTGGAAGGCGGTCACTGCCTAAATATGATGTTTAGATCATATTTCCCGGAAGAGATGACGGTTAAGACATATTGAGTTCAGATAAAATATACTCTTGGAGATATAATCGGCCCCAATTATACCGTCAGCGATATAAATTAGGCGATTTCACTCTCGCTTGAGCAGCAGCGATCCCGGCGCCCAATTCAAGTCGCCGGGCCTCTAGTTCCTGCATTGTAACCTCGGGTAGGAATGGGTCCCTGACACCCCACCTTGCGTCTCGATCTGCCCGTTTTTTAGTCACCCTTTCGATTGTCAACTTGAACGTGTCATCTGGGTCCCACTCGCCACGATCCAGCAACTCGACGCCATACGTCTTTGACAACTCCCATCGCAAGGCAGACGATTCAAGGCCGATCCAAGCGAACCGAAAATCACGCTCTTCAAAGAATTCATAATAGTCTGGAGGTCCGTCGCCATAATCTGCGAGATGACCACACATTCTATTGGCGGCATCGATCTTGTTGGGCAGCGCTCGGATGCGGTAGTGTAAGCTCTTGGGGAATGCCGACCATTTCAGATTTTCGCTGAATACGATGACTGGCGGAGAGACGGTAGGCTCCCATATGCCGGTATCGCTTTGGTGTTGCGGATCGTTCACAACATCGGAGCACTCCGATACCAGGCGATCTAGTTCCGTAGCCAAACTGAATGCCAACACCTCGGCATCTTCATGCTTGGTCCACTTTGCCATCAGGACTTCACGGAGCCAGTTCAGCGAGAACAGCACGATACCGCCGCCGAGGGCGACCGCCAGTCCGGTGAAGATAGTTGTCAGGATTGATGTTTGGGGAACAGAATTGCCGATAGTAATCTCAATCAGGCTCATCATCGTAGTCCTGATCAAATGCTTCGGGGATTTCTTCTATGAATAGACCTTCCTCACGCAGGAAGACTTCCCATTGAGCTGACATGTCCTCGAACAGCTCCAGTGCCGAATACTTTTCACCATCCTGTTTGATGTAAAGCCAGGCAAAGGCCCGAAACCCAGGCGGGGGCATCTCGCCAGCGATGAATGACGGCTCGAATTTCACCGTGGCGGCCGTCGACATGTTTTCCATCAGCGGACCACGTGTGACTACGACGTGCTTCATCGAGTTCGCAAGCTGTCGGCAATGCTCCAGCGCTGGCAGACGGTCCGCGTTGATCTCGCCAAACCCTTTGATGACGCCATGCTTGTTGCGTTCCAAGCCGGTCAATCTCACATGGGCCTGCTCATCAACCGCATGCAGCGTCCATTCGACGAGATGGTTCGCGTCGACCGCGCAGTCAAATGCGGCATACTGAACCCGACGCGTTGACACGCTGGACTTCAACCGCTCAATGTCGAAGAGAAGCTTACGGTAAAGATCGATAGGTTTCGTGAGCCCAAAAGTCTTTGTAGGCTCGCTCATGGCCTGATGTTCGCAATCACGTCGTTCAGCAAACACTGACCGAAGATTGTCATGTTTTCCTTGTAGTACATCGCCGGTCTCGGCATCGCGCTTTCGGTGATGACGTTCGCTTTTTGCAGTTGTTCGACTTTCCAGCCGTAACTGACATCGATGATCATTGAGGTCAGCCTTGCCCACTCTGACAACTCATAATCAAACTTGTACTGATACTTCGAGATTATTCCTGCAGTAGCGACAATACGATCAGTCTGCTGCTTTGCCGTCCTCTTGGCCATTTCGATAGAACCCGAAGCCGTCGCTGCTCTGGTGGTGAACGTGTCGTTGTTGGCCGCCAGCTGATCATCGTATTCCGTCTTGAGCCACGCGGCTTCAGTCGGAGACAGCGTCGGGATGGCATTGTCGAGCTTGCTGAACACCGTGACCAGGTAAGCCGCGACTTGATCGCGTTCGGCGTCTGTATGAGCGCCCGGAGCGCCGACCTTGCAGACCAACTTGTCTCCCGGCATCTGCTGCGCCACGGCCGGGACAGCCATCAGGGTGGCTGCAATCAATGCAATGTACGACTTCATGATATCCCCCGCCTTCTTAGTGTCCTACTCTACATATTTTGCAGTCTTTGCCAGCTTCCCTCTTGCGATATCCAGACCCACAACAAGATCGGACATACGCTTATCTAACTCAGCCCTTGGGACTTTCGGTTTGAAATGCTCGGGTATCTCCCATTTGAACTTATCTTCTTTTCGGCTCTGATCGATAAGAGCGATCTTGTCCGAGAACATCTCGTCCGGTTTCCAGCCGCCTCTGTCCAAGATCGGCACCCCATACTTCTCGGCCAAGCTATCATTGACGAGGACGGCTTCTAGGCCAATGAAGGCGAACCGGTACTCTCTTTCTTCCCAAGCGTCGGAATAGTCTGGCGCTCCATCTCCCCATTCGAACAGACTGCTGACAGACCTGTTTGCCGCGTCAATCTTGTTAGGCAATGAACGGACTTGGTACTGTAGTTTTTTTGGGAACACGGTCCAGTTCCAGTGGTCGGGGAACTGGACTTCAGGAGATTTGACGGTCGTTCTAGTGTTTCCGTCCTCATTCTCTCGGCGTGGATCGGAAACGACGTCAGAGCACTCGGCGATCAAACGATCAAGTTGATTGACTAGCGAGAAAGCCAGAACCTCAGCTTCGCTCTTGCGCTTCAAATAGGAAGTCAACCACTCGCGGAACCAGTTTAACCCAAAAACGACCAGGCCAGCGAGGATAGCCACGCTGATGCCGGTCAGGAAATTCGTGAAGGCAGATGATTGGGCTGCCCCGCCGAGCGATAGGAAAATGAACATGATGCCCTGCTACTCGCTCTGGCACAGGCCGAATCTCATGTTTGCCCAGGTGTGCTGCTCGTCGCCATCGACTTCCACGATCACCGCCTCAGGCACGCCCACGGTGTAATGCAGGGCCTTACCGGCGTATTTAATCAGGTACGTCGGCATTTGCTTAGCGGGTTTATACGTCTGCCCGCCCACTCCCAGTAAATCAGCCGGGTGCCGTGATCGACGCCATCGATATCGTAGCTCCAGTGTCGACTGGCACCCTTCTCAGCTTCTGCAGACGCCTGCTCTTTGGTCTTTCCATCGGTCATAAGGCTCTGGATGTATCGAGGCTTTGCGAAGTCGGATATCTTCAAGACGCCATCATACTCAACCTTGTGAGCTGCCAGGTCGGCGACGTAGGATTCGAAATTCTCCTGATACGCGTTCGACTTCTGATCGCACATGTCTGCCGGGTCCTGCCGGTGACCGTTCGATGAAAACGTTTCCTGCGGCGACATCGAGCAACTCACGACGTTCGACTTGCCGCCTTTGAAGCCCTCAGCTCGGAAGGTGCATCGAATTTTTGTAAGATCGTCGGCAAGAACGGCCGATGAGTAGAGCATCGTGAGCGCGACTAGGCCGATTGCAAGCTTCATTAAACGACATCCCCCGGTTTAACGATTGATATCGCAGGGGGATGCCGTTCACAAGGTTGTCGTTAGGCTGAGACGAAACCGAAATCTTCCCAGCCACTCTGAAGATATTTAATCAGGTCAACGACCCGTTCGTCCGGCATTGCGCACGTTATACGAGCACGCTGCGGCTCTTTCAGATAAGCAGCATTGCCGATGACCATCTTCTCACGCCCGTCGAAGAGGCGGATGACATCGTAACCGGCCATTCCGCCAAATGTGAAGATATCCTCACCGTCTTCGCCGCCAAGTGCTCTGATAATGTCATTGTCAGACGGCACGTTAGGCAACTCGACACTGCGTACGGTGAAATCATCAGAAACGATTTTAGCAATAATGGTCATCGGTATTCTCCTTTTGAGACTTACCTATGCGAGCATCCATTAAGTTTTCTCAAATTGGGACGCGCAAATCTTATCGACTGCGATTTTGCTTGATGCCGACAAGCCGACGGACAATGATTCTAATAACGAAACGCGTGGGGAGACGCGTCATGGCAACCGAATACACAATCATCTACAACGATAGCTGTCGCTCCGAAGATCATCTCTTTGGCGACTGGACCTGCACAGTTGACGGCGGAGCATACGTTTTCACCCGGTGGGCAGGTCGAACCCGCAAAGAAGGCGGATACGAGGTCCTGTCGATCCCGCTAGCAAACGTCTGGAAGGTCCTGGCACGGGAAGTATGCCGATCTAGAGGTGGCGTCATGAGCGATTGGGAATACACAAACCCGGAAATCGGCAGCGCTTTGGAATTGCCTGATGGCTATGAGATCGTCGACCCAGACTTAGTGACTTGGGTCGATCAGGGCGGCGGTTACGTTGAGGGATTTATCGGCAAAATCAAAATTATTCTGCTCAAATCTACCGACGAAGCTCCATACAAGTTCTGGCTGGATGCAGGGTGGTTGAACGACACCTGCGATTACACGTGCTATGGTGCTGACAACTTCGAGGACGCAAAGAATCGTATCGAAGATATGGCCCGCAAGTGGGTCTCCGCTGCCGGTCTTATGCCGGTCCGCGTCATCTACCAGTTCATGAAAAACGGCGATCAGACTGCCGAGGTGACGACATGAGCGGGTTCGAGGTCATACCCGGCGTCCTAAACGGCCGCCATGTGACCCATGAGATCGCCGATGTCCGTCGCGATATCTTCACGCTGGTTGGTCGGATCGCGACTGGGGAGGTGCCGTGGTAACATACATCATGAAACGCTCGGATGCTGCGCCCGACTCCCACCTACCAGAGACGTGGGATGATATCGTTACGCAGGCATGTCTGGCGGTCGACGATATGCTGTTAGAAGGCGAATACGATTACGGCGTGTATAACTGCAGTGATTGGCCTGAACTGCGGGATATCATCGAGACCGCCATCCTTAAGGTAATCACCAGCAGTAGCGACGGGACACCCCGACATGACAGAACTCTATACCGACTATGGCATGGTAGATATCATCGGCAAGGGTGCGCTGTCTGATCGATGCGTGCGCGTGCGTGACAGCCAACGCATATGGGCGGCACGATACGCTAACCCCGAGCTTTGCCACAGACCGAGATTGTCTTACAGTGTCATACGTTGCTGAAAGAGGTCATTATGTCAGGGTCGCAATCCGTCACACTCCGTGTCCCATCTGAGGTCATTTCTGAGATTGATCTGATCGCAGAAGCGACCGAGCGTTCTCGAAGCTACATTTTCGTGAGGGCACTGCGGACTTACCTTTTGAACGAGGGAGCGAATATCCTGGCTGCCAAGAAAGGCAAGGATCAGATTGCTGCTGGCGATTACGAGGACTTGGATGATGTCATTGCTGAAATGGATCAAATCGTGGCCGGGGTTTAGCTATTGTGTCGATCACGCCGACGGATCATGCTTTGGTTCTCGACACGCGTATGGGAGACGCGGGCATGACGACATATACCTCAAACGATCACCGCCTCGACGCAATCATGACCTTGCTGGATGACGAAACCTACGGTGAGCCTGGGTTTGGGTCGAAATGGCTGGCAAGGATGCGCACCAAAGTGGCGAATATCCTCACACCGACTGCTAGTGAGCATTGGCTCTCACCTATAGAGAGCATGGCAGAAGACTTCGATATTGGAGATTTGCACTCGTTGACGAACTTCGGGACAGGCACAGTAACCTGGACCGTAACGTTGACCGAACGCGACGTCGAAGCCCGTAAATCCCGATTTGTTGCTGACACGCCCAAAATTTAGTCGCCGGGGGACCCTGGTCCTTTACCTGGGATGCGGTGGATTGAAGGCCCCATCCGACCTCTAGATCGGAAATTTTCAAATCCGAGTCACCATCAGCACCCCATTCCGGACGTCATGGCTTAGTTCGTCGCATTGAATCTTGCAGATTTAAAATCCCTAATGTTTCCAACGCTTTTGGAAACCCGCGATCATGGCCCGTCACGTCAAACAAAATGACCCCCTGCTGAAATCTGACGACGATGACGAAGAGAATTCAACACTCCCTACCTCAGACTCATCACCCTCATTGACACGCCGCGACATTACTAAGCAGCGTCATGTGTCGCTGAAGCAGCTCGCAATCCTGATCAACCGCGACCGCAATACGATCATGAAGTATTTGGCAGAAGACATGCCATACGTCGAGAAAGCTGACCGTGATCGCGGTGCGCAATGGGTCTTGGACATCGGCGAGTGCGTTCGTTGGCTCGAACAGCGGGCGGCAAAGAACGTTACTGATAAACTCGGAGGTGGATCGAGCACTCTCCCCAGCATCGATGTCATCGAACAGCGGTCGAAGGCCGCAAAGATGTACACTTTGGAGACCGAAGCGGCCGAGGCCATCGGCGTTGTAGCCCGCATCCACGACATCCTGACCCTGATCAAGCGCGATTATTCGGAGATGCGCATCAAACTGATGGCCGTTTCAGAGACCGTCGGGTCCAAGTTTGAGGACAAGATCGCCCTAAAGGTGAAGACGGCCATCGCCGAGCAGATCGAAGCCGCCCTTGAATCGCTTAGAGCCGACCAGGATGTCGAGAAAGCCCAGCAGAAGTTGGCCGCGAAGGGTGTCTGACCATGGCATTGGACCTGATCGGCAACCGGCAAGAGGCTCATTCAGCCCTTGAAGCCCACGACTTCTCCATTGGCTTCGCTGAATTACTACGTGGAGTTGAGTCGCTCAAGCAGGAATACCTGAAGATACCGGTATTCGTGGACCCTGTTGAGTGGGCGTTTCACAACATCAAACTGTCTCTGTCGGAGACTTCTCGATCAGGGAGCTTCAAGGCTACGGTCTATCAGCGACTGATGATGAGGCTTGTCGTAGACCCTGACACCCGTCAGATAACGGTGCTAAAAGGTGTGCAGATCGGGTATTCCAAGGCCCTGAAGGTCATCTTCGCTTACGTCATCTCGTATTTGGCAAAGCGTGTGGCTGTTGCATTCCCGACGCAGGTCGCGGTCAAGCGTTTTTATAAGGACGAGATCGCCGACATGTATCAGTCCGTCGACGAACTGGCGAGGATCGTCCGCGAGATCGAGCGTGGGGTGGCTCAAGACACGCTTAACGAGCAGCGCTTTGTCAATTCGGCCATTGCTTATTTCCGTGCAGCCTTCAACGAGGATGATCTTCAGAGCTTCACGGCTTGGCTTATGATGGCCGACGAAGTCGACCGTGCAGGCTGGCAGTCTCGTAAAGATAGCGCCGGTAACAAACTCAACCAGTTCCGTAACCGTGGCGTCGACTTGCCTGGATCGACGCTGATTGTGGGTTCTACACCGGGTGTCCGGCATATGTCAGTCATCTGGCAGGAGTGGCTGACCAGTGACCAGCGCAAGCTCTTCGTCAAATGCCCACACTGCGAGGCAGAGCAGGAACTCGTCTGGGGTTCAGACAAGACCCTGTACGGGTTCAGCTGGGACAAGGATAAGGATGGCCGTGTCACCAAGGGCTTCTATCGCTGCATCTCATCGACGGCGGAAAAGCAATGTCGAATCGACGAAGATGACAAAGAGGACATGATCGATGCCGGTGTGTTCCGGGCAACCACCATCGCCAAGGAACCGGGAAACGTGGGCCTGCACGTGCCATCCTGGCTATCCATGTCGCCTGGCGCAACGTGGAAGGTCCTGGCCCAGAAATGGCTGAATGCCCAAGGAGATATCGAGAAACTCAAAGAGTTCACGATGTTCAACATGGCGCAACCTTGGGATGAGTTCGACAGCAGAGCCTTCAACAGTGATCGTCTGACCGATAAGACCAAGGCATATCCGGCCGAGGTTCCTGATGACGTCGTTGTCATCACCATCGGCGGAGACGACCAGACAAACAAAGAGGGTGACGCCGTATTCAAGCAGGCTTCCCGCGAAATCTCTGTCGTCGGCTGGACCCGGCACAAGAAGCCACGGGTGATCCTGCACAAGGTGATCCCCGGCACCGTCGGCGAGCAGACGGCTGACCTCATCTACAAGCATTACATGACCAGACCCTACATCAAGCGGGACGGAACGAAGATGTTCGTCCAGGCGACGGCGATGGACATGGGTGGTCACCACCCGGATGAGACGCTGATCTTCGCGAACTCGTTCCCGACCGGTATGAATGTATTTGCGATCCGTGGCTCGTCGCAAGCTTCGGGTCTACGGCTTCCGACCATGTGGCCGAAGACGGTCGGCGTGTCGACCAAGGGTAAGAAGAAGTATCATTTCTACACCGTCGACACCCAGGCTGCCAAGGATGAGGTCGGGGCCATGCTGGTAATCGGCGGGGCTCATTCTCCCATCTTCCCATCGTCCGTTCCTGACGACTACTTCGACAATCTGACGTGCGAGCAGCAGGTCAAGCAGAAGAATGGTGGATATCACTGGGAGCCCAAGAAGGGCCGAAGAGCCGAAGAAGAGTGGATCACATTGGTCTACGCCTACGTCGCTCTCCGTGGCCTGCAACTTAAACGTTCGCAGTTCCGAGACTTGAATCTTGCAGCAAAAAGGTCCGGAGTGCCTGATATCGCTGTCGACGAAGAGACGGACGAGCTGATCTGGGAATACGACGGTGACGATCAATCCGTCATGGCCAAAGAAGCTCCGGACGAATTCCCCGAGGTTGCACAGCACGAGTTCAAGACGGTGAGGATCGAAGGATCGAATTCGTCAAAAGAACAAACAACGAACAAAGCACCGGCAGTGCCAATGGCGGCACCAACTTCCGGGGGCGAGCAACAGGTCAGAAAGCGTCGAACCGGTGGGATTATCCGCTGACGACGGGAGGAAGTATGAAACTATTCAGCACGTGGTCTCGGACACAAGTCGTCACGGCGATCACATCAATCGAGGAAAACCTCGCAGCCGGTATTCAATCCGTCAGCAACCCGTCCCAAGGTTCGGTTTCATATTCATCTCCCGACAACGCCTTCACGATCCTGCGCTCGCTCTATCGTCGCCTGGACGAGATCGACAACGTCAAGCCCACCAATACCGGCGGACCTCGGATCATCAAGCAGCGTATTAGCGGAGGATCGTTCTGATGGCTCCTCGCAAGACAATCACGCTCAAGCAAGACCTGCAGGCTTCAACAGCTCCCGCAGCATCCGGCAATCGGAAGCTTCGTCGTGGTGGCATCCGTGGCGCCGCCGCCAGCTTGTTCAACGCGTTCTTCTCGACAAACACATATCACCAGTCTGCGACAAACTCACCGCGTATACGGTGGACGTCGGACGTTGGCCCGAACTCGAACAACTCCGAGATCGCAAAAATCCGGGCTCGTAGCCGGTATGCGAAAGCCAATCATCCATTTATTAAACAAGCGATTAGGCAAATTGCCAACAACTGTGTTGGCTACGGTATCCGTCCCGTCATCGCTGAAGCATCTCTGGAAGCCGTCTGGGAAAAGTGGGTGATCGAGGCCGACGCCCGTGGTCACTTCTCTTTCTATGGTCTCCAGTGGCACGCCGTCGAAGCCATGGTCACAGACGGTGAAGTCCTGTTCCGCATGCGTGATCGTCTCGACGGTGACATGCAGTCCGGTGTGCCCCTTCAACTACAGATCATGGAAGCGGATCACCTTCCGCTTGGTTGGACCCGTCGGGAACCTTCCGGCAATTACACGCTGGACGGTGTCGAGCGCGATATCATCGACCGGGTAGCCCGTTACTGGCTGTATCCACGTCACCCTCAGGATTGGCGCGGCAATGTCACGTCTCTGGACCCAGTACCGGTAAATGCTGCTGACGTCTGTCACATGTTTCTGCCGGAGCGTCCGACGTCCGAGCGCGGCATCCCCTGGGCTTCAGCCGCTTTGAACAAAAATGAATTCTTGGAAGAGTATCATCTTGGCGAAGTTGCCAAAAAGGCTATCCAATCTAAGTTCACAACGTTCTATTCGAAACCTCTAAACGAAGAAGGCGGCTTCGGTGGCGACGACGATATCGAAATGCAGTTCGCTAACCCCGATGTCGGCAGTGCGGTCGAAGTTCCCGAAGGCTACAAAGTCGATTTCGCACAGATGCCGACAACGGACTCGAACTGGGACGGCTTCAACCGAACGATCCTCAGTGAGATCGCCGTCTGCATGGGCTTGTGTTACGAGCTGATCACCCTGGACTTCCAGGGCATCAACGACCGCGCCTACCGCGCAATGATGTTGCAGGTCGGCAAGTTCCTCGACTCTATCGTCTACCATCTAGTTGTCCAGTGCTTCTCGAAGGTCTGGCGCCGCTGGCTGGCGGCTGCGGTGTTGTCCGGCGCCTGGGTAGTTCCAGAAGGAAAGTCGATTGAAGACTACATGAATCCCGAATGGATGCCCCCACCACGCGGCCATGTTCATCCGGTTCAGGAAATCGAAGCGCTGATCGAAGCCGTGAAGAACGGTCTTCTGTCTCGTCAGCAAGCGACTGCAGAGATGGGCCTCAACGCCCTTGAGATCGATCTGCAGAATCAGGTTGACGCCGACAGAGCTGGTCGCATGGGTCTCATGTACGGCATCTTCGAAGGTTGGCAGGCCAAGCTTGCTGACGCACATGCGTCGTCCGCCCCGAACCCGGCGCCTGATGTGTCGACGGAACCCGCTGCAACCGAAGAACCTGCCAACGCCGGAGGAACCGTGCTTTCTGCTGATCTACTCAATATCGTCACGACTGCCATCCGTGGTGGTGTCTGGACACCGCAGCCTGAAGATGAAGCCTGGCTTCGCAACATGGCTTCAGCGCCCGGCCTATCCCAGGCCACCAAAAATTATTGGGCAACGCAGGACAACGTCCGCGCCCCGATCACCTTAGCGAAAGCGGAAGGCGGCGGTGCGTCAGACTTTGCCAACGCAGCCGCAGTCGACGGCATCGACGCAGCCACCTAATTTGTTGCGCGTTTAAAAATATCTTAGACGAGCAACAATCTTTCGTTTGGTGATCTCGAATCTTGCAGAAGTAACTGCGTAGAGTTGTTTTCGAAACTCCTTCGAGACCAACGATGACGAAGTCAATGACGAAAACAGCACAGCGAGGCATGCGGATGCAAACCCGTAGTCTGTCTATCGTGCCTGCTTCGTTCGACGACACCAGTCAATCTGTCGGTATCATCATCACAACCCCAACCCCGGTGCGCACCTGGATACCCGATCCGTCTTGGAGAGGTCCAGCAAACGAATGCATGTACGTCGAAGGCGACGAAGTCCTCCTTGCTTCTGGCCTGGACTACTCCCGTACCCCGGGCATGCCGCTGTGCGATGGCCACAACACCGGTCGCGTCGCAGATGTCCTTGGCAACGTCGAAAACGTCCGAACCGAAGGCGAGAACGTCGTCGGCACAGCCGTCTACATGCCGCACCTGACGGACATCTACACCGCCGTCAAAGCTGGCTTCCTAAGGCAAGTCTCTGCTGGATATCGAGTGAATAAATACGTTCAGGTCGAGCGCACTGACGGTAATCCGGTTCCACTTTTTCATGCCGTCGACTGGACCCTTCTGGAAACCAGCCACGTGCCCATCGGCGCTGACGCTCAGGCTACCGTTCGGTCGGCGCCATCAATCGAAATTCCCATGCCGTCATTTGATCTGTCGGCGATCTCCAAACGCTCCGCGCAGTCAAAGCGCTCCGAGCCTGCCAAACGCGAGGATAATCCCATGGCTGATCTAACTGAACTCGTCGAAGCAGCTGACGCTGCACTTCAAGCTGTCACCGATGCGTCCGACGAAGGCGCTGACGACGCTACCGTGGCTCGCGCTGCAAAGCTTCGCAAGTTTCGCGCCGATGACACCGAAGATGGCACAAAGGACGGCGATACTACCGCCGCTGACGCCACCGCTGCTGACGCAACTGCTGATCCTGCAGATGACAAGGCTGTCGACGAAGCCCGTGCTCTTGCTCGTTCCTACGGCCTTACGAAGCTGGTTGACGACATGCGCAAGCTGGGCTCGCGCTCGGCCGAAATCAAGACTGCTCTTCGCTCCGCTATCGCCAAGAGTGCCGGGTCAACCGGTGTGGTGGACGTCAAGGCTCTGAATACCCAGCGTTCCGCCCAGCCGGTGATCAACACCCGGTCAATCTACGAAAACATCAACGCGCGTGGCAAAAAGTAAGGGCGGTTCTCCGGCCTAACATCGCTACCCAATCCTTTAAGGAGAACTTTCAATGACTGCAATTTTTGCCCCGCGCCCTGACGAGTGCTTCATCATCTCTGAAGCGGAAGCTTTTCGCTCTCGCGATCAGATCACGCTGAAGACCGACGCCGCTGTCTATAACGTAGGCACGCTGGTGATCTCCGAGATCGTGACTGGCGCCAAGACCGGCAAGTACATCCGCGCAACCCAGGCGCTCGCCGACGCTTCGACTGTCGAAGACTACGCCCTGGTCATCTACGCGACCGATGCTACCGCAGGCGATCAGATCGTCGCCGGTTTCGTCCGCCAGGGTCAAGTCAAGAGCTTCGAACTGGACCTCGACGTGTCACTCACAATCCCCGAAGCCACGGCGCTGCTCGCACCGCAGGGCATCATCGTCCGCTAACCAGACGCTTGTTCGTAAATAGAACAAAGCATGAACAAGGAGTCATTTTTACATGGTAATGCTCAACCCCAACACCCGCGATCCGTATCATCTGATCGCACTGACCGACGCCATCTCCCAGCGTCCTTACATTCCGGATCAGCTCGAACAGTGGCTTCCATGGAACTCGCAGGGCGAGATTTCCGATATCCTCATGATCGAATTCATGAAGGACGGAACTCTGTCTCTGATCGCCGAAGCCGCACGTGGCACCCTCGGTGAGCAGATCGCTCGCGAAATTCGTTCGGAAATCCTGATCAAGTGCCCATACTACCCGCAGTTTGAAACGCTGCTGGCTGGTACGGTCCGCAACGTTCGTGCTTTCGGCAGCGAAGACACGACCGAAGGCTACTCGATCAAGCTCAACGAGCTGCTCGACCGCATGAAGCGTAAGAACGCTCTAATGCGTGAGTTCATTCGTGCCGGTGCTCTCCAGGGCATCATCTACAAGAAAGACGGAAACGTCTCTCAGAACCTCTGGAACCTGTTCGACGTCCAGCAGAACACGGCTTCCATCGATCTTTCGAACGCCACCACCGATATCGTCGGCGCTCTGATCGACGCCAAGGAATCTGTCGAAGACGAACTGGGCGATATGCAGGGTCTTGCTACCAGCTACAAGCTGATCTGCGGCAAGAACATCTTCAAGCGCATCACGCGCCATGCGAAGATTCAGAAGGACTACGGTCTCTGGTCTGCGACTGCCGGTTTTGGAAACCAGGGTTCTATCCTCCGCGATGACATGCGTTCGGGCTTCCCGATTGCCTCTGACATCGACGTCGTCAGCTACTCGAAGGGCAAGGTCGGTTCGACCGCCTTCATCGATCCTGACACAGCGCTGCTCTGCCCGGTCATCTCCGGTCTCTACCAGACCCGCTATGCTCCTGGCGACGGTAAACAGGTGGTCAACACCATCGGTCTGCCTGAGTACGCTTCCATGAAGGAACTCGACTTCGACAAGGGTGACCAGATTCACACCGAGATGTCGACCGTGTCCTTCCTTGAGCGTCCTCGTGCCGTCGTGAAGATCACGTCCCCTAACTAAGTTTCGGTCGTCGATTTTATCCGGCTGGAAACGACCTGTCGCTGTCTCCCTACGGCGGCAGGTCACCCCTTTAGAACTGAGGCAGAACCATGAACCCTGAACCTGAAGATACATCCGTCGTCGAAGGTGCGTCGTTCGATAGCGTCAACTACGATGCCTTCCAGGCGATGCCTTTCGAAAGTTCCCGCGTCTTCGCCATAGAGCTTACCGGTGGTGGTGAGGCCTTCCAGCACACTGTCGGAGCCAAAACTCAGGCCGTGCAGATCACATTGGCCTTCACGTCGGCGGACAGTATTCCCTACGTAAATTTCACACGCGGCTCGGGCGATAGCCTCGTCGCCAAGCGCCTCTACGAGCGCGACTACACATGGACGCTGCCGGGTGACGAACGCGTCCTGAACTTTGTCATGCCTGGCGCTGGATCGGCCTACGTCGAAATCGTGGAGGCCTGATCAATGATGAACCCTTATCCTTCACCCCGTCGCGTCGTCAGCTCTGGCGGCAGCACCTCCGGCCGCGTCCGCAAGAAATACCTCCGGGCTAACGATCTACCGTTCATCGAAATCACTTCGTCGACGTCGCTAATGCCTGCTGACCTGCTTGCTGAAGCCCAGACTGTCGACCCTACGCTCACGATGTCTCAGGTCGGCATCGAGATCGTAGCCATCGGCGGCGGCGGTGCTGGTGGTTCCGGCGTAGACGCCTGGGGCGGCCTGCCTGGACTTATTGCAACCGGTGAATGCTGGCTAAGTGACCTGGATGCGACACAAGCTGTTTACATAGACATTGGTGCTGGCGGCGTAGGAGTTATCGCCGATTGGGGTCGTGACGGAAATTTTGCGTCATTTTTCCAATCTGACGCGAACGGTAAAACAACCGTTTCAGTGAGCGCGGCGCCGGGCACAGGCGGCACCAACGACATCGACTCTCAGAAATATTTCTGGTGCTATCAGACAACCATCGGTCTCAGAGCTGTTGACCCAACGGTCTACGGTCAACTTGCAAATCCCTATGGCCCAGGATTAGGTGCCGGTTCCCAGGATCACTCCGGTGCTAAAAACAGAGGCGGCGCTGGCAATTTTTCGATGCCCAACGGCGAAACTCCGCCCGGAGGTTCTGCAAACCCAGATGACTTTCTAGGTGTCGGCGGTGGCGGAGATGGGTTTTCCGCAGGCGCGGGCACCTCAGGTGGCTTCCCGGGCGGCGGTGGCGGTGCCTCTGCACCCGCGTATCCCGGCGCATCAGGCGCCAACTCAGCCGTTCGCTATCGTTATTTTGTTTGGGAGATCGTGCAATGAACAGATTTTTCAAAATCGAGAACGCTTCCGGCTATGTCACCGCAATCGTCATCGGCAGCAGCCCACGTCCCGGCTTCTTATTCATTGAGCAGTCACCAGACCAGAGCCACATCGGCATCGGTTGGTCCTACATCGACGGCGTCTTCAGCGACACGACAGCAGCCTACAAAGCCCAACCAGGTAATGCCAGAATTCAGAAGTGATGGAGACTTCACTTCAATAAAATCTCGTAACTCTAGGAATTACAGTGGTTTCTCCAATCTTCGCCAGAGCCAGCAAAGACATCTTCCGCACCTTCAGAGAGCGGAATCAAGGCCTATGGCTTCGGCAGGGCCAGAGCATCGCCGATCCTATCGACGTTCAGTTCAATGATGCTTGGGTTGAGCGGGACGCCAACGGCATTCAGATGTCCGATCCATCGCCGAAAGCAACGGTCCAGATGTCGGACGTACTGGCTATCGATCCGACCCGCGACGGCAGAAGGAATGACGTATTCCTCAACGAACGCAGAGACAAGATCACTATTAATAGCCGGGTCTATGACGTCGAATCTTGCAAACTAGATGGATACAGTTGGTGTGAACTGTATCTAATCGGACCCGCCGATGACTGAAAGCTTGCACATCGTTACGCAGATCAGACACGCTTTTAAGCAAGCGCTTGTCGATGCGCTGGGTGCTGAGCACGTGCACAATGTCAGCCGCGTCACCCGCAAGTTTTCTAAAGACAACTATCCCTTGGCGATCCTGCTTGTCACCGATGACAAGACAGACACGTCAGAAGACGGCATCGACACCTACAACATCACGGTCACTATCAGAATTTCAGAACGCACTATCTTCGACGACACGGAAGACCGCATCGACGCCATGCGTCTGCAGATCGAACGGGCTCTGATGACGCCAAAGCAGATGGGTTTCGGGAAGTTCTCTAACTACAAGCTGGGATCGCTGACGACCCCGGATTTGGAGCCGGAGCCTGATGGCGACGCGATCCTCATGTCCGCGTTCATTCCTATCACATTTACCCTGTCGACGATGCCATACGATCCGACATCGAACCTCAATCCATAACTATTTAGGAGAACAAAATGGCAACATCGCCGATTAAAGTATTGACTACCGGCCAGCGTATGCAGGGCGGTCAGCTCATCTTCAAGGAACACGGAAAGAAGAAGTGGAACAAGATTGGCCCAGTTGGCGCCGTCACGTTCACACCGACACTGACGGAAGTCACGTCGCGCTCTGACGAGACTGGACAGTCTCAGTTGATTGGTTCCTGGGTCACTCAGTCTGATGCCGTCCTCAACATTGCTGACATCCAGATGCGCACCGAAACGCTGGAAGAAGCGTTGATGCTGGCCACCACCAAGTATCGCACCCAGACCGCTGTCGCGAGCGCAGTGCTTACCGTCGAAGACGTTGAGGTTGGTGATGTCATCGACATCCCTGGTATGTTCGCCACCATCATCAGCGTCGAAGACACCGCGAGCGGTAG